ATAAGCGCCAACCAATCGTCGCTGACCGAAAACCGCAATACGGCTCCTCACTGCACCACAACTCAATCGCATTCAATAAACCCATATGAAACTATATACCGCATATTTTGAAGGCCAATCAAGGACCATGGTCCCAAATGGAAAAATACCGGAATGAATTTACCGGACCTACTTTTACAGCCTGCTACGTGCGACCGTACCCCAGTTTAGGGGGGTGTGGGGTCGGTCAATTGCTCTAGATTCCCATGGCATCGGGTCCAGTAACCCCTAGGCTTGCGCCAGTGTATCGTGTCAAGGCATGGCTGATGTCTGTATTTTATTATCTATATGGTCCGATATAGGCGATTATTGTGTTGACAAGCACCCGAATCATCGCCTAGATTACATCTAGGGAAAGCAAAACGCGGACCTAGTTAATTAGAAGGAAGTAAAGACATGGCACTACTAACAACAAAAGCGAAAGCCGCACTCTCAAGCCGCGCCAAGATTGAGCGCCTAGAAGCGCAAGTCAAGCAGATCAAAGCAGACATCGCCAAGGAAGAAAAAGCGGCAATTGCCGCTGACCTGTTAAGCGTTAGCATTATCAAGAGCGACACAGTACTTGCACCGGCAAAGAAAGATTATGATGGTGCTTTCGATACGCCGCCGGCGTACTTGACCAAACTTGAACTGAGAGGAGTTCAAAAGTTCTTTGAGAAGAATTCAAAGTTACGCAATAAGACTATCAAGGTTTGGTTTGACCTAGGCTAGGCGATACATAGCCGGTACACTGGCAACAGTGTACCGCACTATGTAGATCCTCTACATAAAACCGGCGCGGATCGCGCCCAACCCAGAAAAGAAAGAGAGAACCATGCGTATCAAGTTAGAATATATTGAGGTCCAAATGCTAATTGCAGGGCTCGATGCAATGCATCTGCCGACTATCATGCATGACGAAGTGAAAAAGAAACTGAAGCGGCGCCTGGAGCGCATGGAGTCTGACTTCACTGGATCCTATGCTGACACTGCTATCGGCAAAAAGATTGAAGCGGCCGTCGATAAGATAGACGCATAAACCTAGACCGGCTAGCCTATGTGATGTAGGCTAGTCATACGTTAACCAGAAAGAGGAAAGACAATGCCAGATATTTATTGCGGACACTGTGGCGAACCATGGGAAATGGACACGCTACACGATGTCGTAAGCGAGGGTAATGCAACGAACTATCGCGATGCCGCGCACAAGTTCACTAAGTTTGGATGCGGCATTATGATGTACCCCACGACCGGCACATGTACTAATCCGGTAGTAGACCAATACGCGGCCGACCGTGCTAGAGTAAATCATATCATGTCACCACATCCAGACGAATGGATGGAATAGAACCAAGGGCGCCACACCGGCGCCCTTTTTTTGTGCCGCGTTGGCCGCGATCCGCGCCGGCCGGCCACCGCGAACGCGCAGGGCGCAGGGCGCAGACATGATAACGACCGACCGGCTAGCGGGGGCGCAGACATCTATAAATATATACTGGCTAGCGGGGGCGCAGACATATCGGCCGGCAGGCCTGCTAGCGGGGGCGCAGACCGGCGCCCCTGGAATCGAATACCTCGATGTATTTTTGACTATATAGACCTACAAATATGTTGCCGCTGCGCGACCGATACTATAGAATAAACCTACGTTAACTAGAAATAGGAAAGGAATCCGACTCATGAAATCCGGTATCATATACAAGGGGCAAAGCCTATTGGATGGTAAGCCAGTTGTTGCGATCGCGACCTATAGCGACCGTAATACTAAAACTGGAAAGGTACTACAGACCTATATAGTCCGGTCCGATGTATCCCCACTAGACGCAAGCAAAACAGGCGCAGACTTCTCTATCTGTGGTGACTGTAAATTTCGCGGCACTCCGACCGATGACCCTAAGCGCAAGCAAGCGGTCAAGCGTGACTGTTATGTAAACTTAGGGCAAGGCCCGACCATAGTATATAAATCATTCTTGCGGGGGACTTACCCCATGGCAGATAACAGGGGGGACCGTATGACACTAGGGGCCGGCCGTGTTGTTAGACTTGGCACTTATGGGGATCCCGCCGCTATCCCGTCATGGGTTTGGGATCAACTCTTGACCAGTTGCGCGACGCATCTGGCTTACACGCATCAGTCAGGATTTCGTCCAGATATTGCAATGCAGTCAGCCGATACAAGAGCGCAAGCGGTCGCGCATTGGAACAACGGCCGGCGGACGTTCCGAGTCATTACGGACCTAGGTGATATCGTAAAGGGTAAAGAGATCCTTTGTCCCGCAAGTAAAGAGGCCGGCCGGCGGGTGCAATGCAATGCCTGTAAATTGTGCGGGGGCAATAGCACCAATTCACCGAAATCAATTGCCATTGTACAGCACTAGTGGCACAATCAACGCGGGGGCATTGTGTCCCCGCACTAGTAGAGAGGAAAACAAATGGCAGATGAAATCTCATTCAATATTGATGCGCCTACGTTCTCAATTCATGTGACCGAAAACTATGAAGGGGACGCATTCCATTGTGTAATTTATGACTCGCAAGGGGAACATTGTGACACGCAAGGTCTAGCGCAATTCGCAGACCTCTATAACCTAATCTTAAATCTTGGAGCTAATGATGAGCTATTCAGCTGAAAAGAATCTAATGAGTCAGATGGATAAGATCTTGGAATCAAATCCGGACTTTTGGGATCAACAAAAGTACTGGACTCAGTGCCGTGACCTTGTGGAAAAAGAATATCCAGACATGGAGTTGATGGAGCAAGCGAGCCTCATTGGCACAATGATGCAAGAGAGGTTCCCGTCATGATTAGCGCAGAGATCTCTTGCGATATCGCATCCCTTGCCATTGAGGCAGGGGACACAATCTTTACCTTGGCAAACGACATAAGCGCAGACGGAGGCTTTAACGTTTACATATATCTAGATCCTAAAGACATTGAAACAGCAGAGGACGCAGAGTTGATGCACTCCATTATGGATGCGCGAAGCGGCGCATTCCTACAGCGTCTGATAGTCGGGCCCAGACAAGCGCGGATTTGCTGGTCTGATTGCTATGATCCTTACCAGACAGAAATGAACAAGGTGATCTATAAAGATCAAGGGCGCAGCCCCTATGCTGCAACGCTACAGCAAGGGCGCTATGATGTATTCTGTTATTATGGTGATTGGCACTTTGTACGGGCGGGGGATTTAAAATAATGGATATTTATGAGTTGTTGGACGAGGTGTCTGTTGCGTCACCTGACATGTGGGAGAACGACGAAGGCCCGACGGGTTGGTACGCAGTTATCACCGACGATGGTGTTGTTGCGTACTTCGCCAAAGAAGCAGATGCGTTTCGTTTTCGTTTAGACCTTATCAATAGACACCTTAATCCGTGAGGAGGAATGGGGATTTAAAATAACAACGGGGGCGGCGCCGGTGCAAATCCTGGCGCCGCCCCAATTTTTTTTCACACACACATTAGAGCGAAGGCGCAGGGCGCAGACCGGTTGGCCGGCCACCTCGATCAGGGGCGCAGAGATCCGGAGAAGTTAACAAACATACCCCAAATGTTAACCAGCTAGCGGGGGCGCAGACCTGCGGAGCCCGAACCCTGACGCGGGGGCGCAGAAATTAGGGCGCAGGGGCGCAGACACCTGCAAAATGATTAAGCAAGCGGGGGCGCAGGGCCGTGAACACGGCACCAACGTCCCCGAAAACATGTCCAACCCCGCATTTCAACCCCTTTTCCATGAGGAATGGGCCTTGATCCCCCCCAAATAGATGCAAGGAACGGTCAGAGAGGCTCTTGACCAAGAAGAAACACGCGCCCCCTCGCGACCAATACTGCATATTCCACGCGACTTGATGAGATCGGAGATTGACTGCATTGCTTTTGGTTGTCTTCAATTCAATCCAGAAGGGTAATCCATCCCAGATTACATGCACATCGGGAACTCCACCGCCATGTACGTTCTCAATCCGTGTCGCTGATGCCTTCGACGGTAAGTTCTGCCTTATCGTGTTCCAAAAGTTCGCCTCTGGTCCCTTTGACATCTGTCACATCCTTGAACTCAGCATCTATCACAAATGCTTGTGGGAATTTCTTTTGGAGATCAGCAAGCCGACCGACTATTTCATCACGGGACATGGTGTCGATGGTGTGTGTCTGTTCCCGCCTATCTACAGTCAGACCGCCCAAAGCTGATCGTATCTTTTCAGCATTGATAGCGGCAGAAAACATCCCTGCCTCTTCAGCCCCCTCGGATAGCTGATGTAGGCGTTGCAGTTGTCCGATGGTTGTCACTCCATACCGGCGTTCTCTTTCTTCGCGCATCTCTTGTATATATTCTAGCACATGAGGATAGTCCCGACCGTTTAGCAAACGAGAAGCGTGTTCTTGTGCAAGAGCCTTTTTGTATCCGGCTTTTCTTGCACTCTCAGCATTGGAGTAGATGCCTTCCACGATGTGCCGTGCAAAGGTCATTTGTCTGGGCGTCAGCGTTCTGGAGTGTGCTTTCTCGATCTTCTTTTTCAGCGATGCCATAGCAAAATCCTCAATGTTTACAGGCATTATAGGTGTCGCTGCGCGATGCATCAAGTTTACATATAGGGTTTTTCCCAGAGGAATTGGAACGGGTTGGACCGAAAAATCTAGGAGAGGGCAGTACGAGGCAACTGAGAAAAGGATGACAGGGATGACAGCAGGATGACACTACCGAAAGTATACGTGTCATCCCGCATGTTTCTTATAACCCATTGTCCGGGCTTAATAATATTTCATCTTTAGTATGGGGATGACAGGGATGACACCAAATCCCAATAATTTTCAGTTCAAAAAGTTTCAAAATCTCCAGCAACTCCCTATAGTGTCATCCCAAGAAACATTTTGACATCGGGCCGTGGTGCGTTTAACTTGATTCGCGAGGCATGGTGCTTCGACTAGTAGTAGATAGGAAGGTAGAAGATGGAACTCCAAGATATTTTTAACAAGGCATCTGAGCATTTATCCGCGATGTCTGGTCCGTGTATGCGGAACCGTTCTTGCGCGTATCGTGATGGTAAGGGCGGCATGTGTGCTGTTGGTGTGTTTATCAGTGATGAGCATTACACTTCAAAGATTGAGAACATTGGCATTGCTGATGGCAATCGCGGTGATCTGGTTCGTGACATTGTTGCGCGGTCTTTGGGTTTAGATGCATTGACCGGTGAGCAAGTGGCATTGTTTTCTGCTTTACAGGATATTCATGACGAGTGGGACAGTGATGTTCGTTTTGGTGTGGAAGACGATACGTTATCTGATGTCAGTTATTCTGAGGTTATGCAGAGGAATTTAGAGAACGTCCGCAACCGTTTTGATTTGGAGTGCTTGTCATGAAGTTAGAATTGAAATCAATTAAATACACGGAGTGGATGTCTGAGGAGACATTGTGTTTTACTGCCAATCTTTGGGTAGATGGCAAGGTCTTTGCTGAGGTTAGCAACGATGGTCATGGTGGATGTCACCGTATTTACATGCATGACAAGTCTGAGTTTGGGAAGGCTGGCAAGCGGACTTCTTTTTACCGTGTGTTAAAAGAGGTTGAGGCACATTGTAATGCGATGCCTAATCTTGAGCCGTGTGAATTGTTTGCTGAGGGTTTACCCATGGATTTGGAACTGTGGTGCAATCTTGAGGTTGAGGCTTGGTTGGCGCGTCGTGATATGAAGCGCAAGTTAAAGAGCCATGTTTTGTTTCAGATTGAGGGGCAGGAAGGAATTTACCAGACCAAGTACCATCCTCGTAAGACTGACGGTTCGTGGACTGTGTTTGGTTCTGAGAAGCGGCGCATATTAAATGACATGCCTTTGGAAACGGCCTTGGAGATTTGGAACTCGCGAGGTTTTAACTGATGCCATCGCTTTGGTTCACACCTACGGATCCTCGCAATACTGCGGGGGTTCGTTCTTTGTTGGTTGCTGTATACGAGCGGTGGATTAATGAGAATGGTTTTGCTGATTATGTTGGTGATGCCATGGATTTGGCTTTGGAGGATGCGTCCACCCTGTCTCATTGTCAGCGCAATTTCGTAAATGCATACATTAGATTATGGGAGGCTATGGAAGATGGCGATTATTAGTCCGAATACAGTTGATCTTATTCATGCAGTAGTGCGTGGACATTTAGATGAGGACGTTCGTACTTCTACGATTAAGGCTCTTTCGGGCATTGAGTACAACGTTTTGCAAGTTGCTCTTGATCACATGATTGAGCATCAGGAATATGATGCTGCGGCGATTGACGAGACTTATTCTGATGAAGAGCGGGATGACATTTTTCAGAAATTGGACGCCGCCAATAAATTGAAGGCGTTGTTTTCATGAGTGCGTATTACAATGAGATAGATCCGTTTGCCGCTGATTGGCTCCGCAACTTAATTGGT